CGCCGGCGCGGTCGCCTTGCTCGCCGGGCTGGTCGTGTGCCCGATGGCGTGACACAGGTGGATTCTCGTATCCTCGACACAGATCGCCAAGTCCGTGGCGAACTCCCCCTTGAGCAGGTCCATCACGGCGAGGTCTCCGGACGTGTTGCTATCGACATGATATCTGCTACCGTCGACGCCGAAATACGGGAATGGGGCCTTCAGTTCGACATTCACGCTCCCTGCACTCCCCCGGGCGCGGCTTCGACTGTCCGAACGCGGGCGCGCGGTTTTTTCTCCCGCGCCGAGGTTCCGACGAAATCGTCCGGCGGCGCCGGCGTTCGCTCGGGATGGTTTCGGCACCAGTCGGCTGGGGATACGCGCGGAAAACGACCACGCTGTTCATCTGGCACTACCGCCGGCGGGTTGTACCGGCACTCGCCGTATCCCCGGTCGCCCGGGGAAAAATACACACACGTGCTACAGGTTGTCATTGATCACCGTCCAAAAACAATAGCCACCACCGTGAGCGAAACAGGGCGTAGACAATCACGGCCAAAACCGCCCAGGAAACCGCGCCGGCCGCGTAGAGCAGACAATATCCGATGCTCATGCCGGAGCCTCCAAACACAGCAGCCTCAACACGACACGCAGGGCGGCGTAGGTATAGCCCACGACCCCCGCCAGGAACAGCCACCAGAAAAACATCGACAATGCGGTGCTCATGTTTCCTCGTCCGGGGGAACGTCAATCACCGGTGCGAACCCACAGACGCAGCGCGGGTGCTGGGGCAGCCACGGGGCGTCGTTCACGGCGAAGATCGTTCCGGCGAACGGCTCGCATATCTCACACGGCTCGGGACCGACGAGATACTCGACCCTGTCGACGCCGGATTTCAGGTACCGGCCGAACGCGGCGTCGTTCCGGATGCGCGACATCTCGGTGCGGGCGACGGTCTCGGCATGCCCCTTCATCGAGTCGAAAACCGGCTCGAGCGTGTCGGCCAGCGCGCCGACACCCTGCCCCGACGCAATGTGCTCCTCGACGAGGTCGACCAGCGCGTTTCGGGCAGTCTCCGTGTAGTCCCGCAGCCACGGCACGAACTCCTGCGCGGTCGTGCCGTCGTCGCGCCGGACGGTGCAGAGCGAGCCGCCGCGCGCGACGTCCTTCGCGTATTGCGTCACGAGTGCGAGCGCCGCCCTGTTCACCTGGTCCCAGCGAATCCCGCCGACAAGGCGCGACTGTGCGAGCGCGTCGCCGGCGGCAGCCGCTATCTCTGCACCGGAAACGAGCGCCTTCGCAACAGCCTTCTCGAACTCGGCGAAATACTCGTCGAGCGCCGCCTGATATGTCGGCTTCCGGGCCATCACCCGATCTCCTTTTTGAGCGCGGCGAGGACCTTCTCCCGGACGGCGTCGACTTCGCGCCGGATGTCCCTCTCGACCGGCGAGAATATCTCGTCGTCGTCAGGGATGCCACGGGCAAGTTCCCGGGCTTCAAGCTCCGCTTCTCCAGGTTCGGTGTCGTCCGGCATTGCACTGGTCGCGCCGGGCGAGACCGCCTCGGGCGAATACGGTTCGAGCATGTCCTCGGAGATACCGAACTGACTTGCCACCCACGCGCGCGGAAGCACGGCGAACGGCTGCGCGCCCGTCGACTGCATGATCCGCGCGATCCAGACCGACTTCGTCGCCTCGTCCACGGGATTGACGTCGTTGAACACCAGCTTCACCGCGCCCGGGGACCCGGTGATGCGGTCGATGAGCTGCGTGTTGTATACGTCGGCGATCTTGCGCTGGAGCGCACCGATCTTCCCATAGAACGCCTGCATCCGGCTCGACGCGGTCGCGTCCGTGGTACCCCGTCGAAGTCCGATCATCTCCTCGGGCACTCCGCACGCAGCACAGAGACGCTGGAGCGCGATATCGCCGTATTCGGCAACAGGGCCGGCACCGCCCGTGTCGAGCTGGACGACGTCGACCTTGTCGTCCGTCACGAACTCGTTGTCCGACTCGATGTTCTCGAACTCGCGCCGGATCACCGGAATGTCGTCCGCGACGGGCAGCTTGGGATCGGCCGGCGCGATCTTGATGTGCCACTTCGCGGTGCCGTGCCGCTTGATCGCCTTGCGCGCCGCCTCGGCGGTCTCCGCGTCGCGCATGATCTCGTCGTAGGCACGCTTGATCAGCGGCTCGCCGTAGACCTTGCCCGACAGCCGGCGCGGGCTGAACCGGATGACGAACTCCGGCTCAACAACCGTTCCGCCACCGGTGTCGAGTTCATCGAACACCTGCCGGTAGCGGACGACGTTCCCGTATTCGTCGGCGTCGATCTCGAACGTGGACGGATCGCGCGGCTCGACGCCGTAGATATCCCCGCCGCGTGTGAACACAATCTCTTGGATCGCGTCGCCGGCCCAGCCGTAACCGTCGACAATCGCGGACCAGACGAGGTCGTAAAACCCGATGCGATCAAGCACCTCCTGCACAGCGGCAACATCGGCTTCGTCTGCACCCTGCAGGCGGTAGCCGTTCGTGATCGCGTAGAGCGCGTATGCATCGATGATCTCGGCGACGATCCCGCCCTGCTCGTAGATCGTGCGATACTCGCGGATCTTCGCACGCGACCGTTCCTGCGGCGCGAAGAGCTTTTCGGCGGCCCCCCCGACGGATACACGGGTGCGTCGCACGGGCTCCGGCGGTGCGAGCCTTCGAATGTAGTTCCTTAATTGTTCGAACATTAGAAGTTCACTCTCCCGGCCATTGCCCGCAGCCGGCGCGGTGGTTGGGGCACGTGGGTGGCGATCCCGTACCGCAGGGCGTCCATCAGGTGGTCGTGGAACTTGACCGGCTCTTCGAGCACCCGGCCGCTTTTGTCCTGCCGGTAGACATACGCGCGCAGCTCGGCGATCAGGTTCGCGGAGTCCGGATGGACGTGGAGTCGCCGGCGCTTCACCGCGTCGATGCCGAGCGAGACATTTTTGTCGGCGGGGATCGCGGTGAACCCGGCCCGCCGAATCTCCTCGATGCGCGCCGGCTCCGCGCTGTCCGCGTAGATGATCGCCCGCTCCGGCACGATCTCCTTGAGCCGCGCGATGAGATCCGCGTTCGTGAGGTGCGTCTGGTACAGCAGCTCCCGGACGTAGACATCGCCGTCGTACTCCCCGATCTCGACGAGCGCCGACGGGTTCGTGTGGCCAAAATCGAGCCCGTACCAGACGGACGACAGGTTCGGCCAGGTCCGCGCAATCTCCCAGTTCGAGTAGATCACGTTCTGCAGCACTCCGGGCTCGCCGAGCGCGTAGATGCGGTAGTAATTCTCATCCTGATGGATCAGGTCTTCAAGTTGCCTTGCGTACTCGGCGTCGAGATACGGATTGTCGCGATAGGTCGAGTGGAGCACGGCCGCGTCGGGGCGCGCGGACTGAATGAAATCCCGCACCACCCAGTGGTACTGGTCGATCGGGTTAAACGTCAGCACGACCTGATTCGGGCGCGACCCCTTCCGGCGCAGGCGGAGGTTGAGCTGTAAAAAATCCTCGCGCGAAATATCGGTCGCCTCTTCGACCCAGATGAAATTGAACTCGGCAGACTTGATCTTCTCGGGGTCGTCGAGCGACTTGAACAGGATCTCCGAGTCGCCGAACCGGATCGTGAGATCGGTCCGGTTCAGGTCGAACGGCACGCCCCAGCTCCGAAGCGTATCAAGCACGAGCCGGTAAGCGGTGATCTTGAGCGCGGGCAGCGTCTTGCGTATCACGGCGATCCGGATGTCCGGGACCGTGAGCAGCAGCCGGCAGATGTGATGCGAGACCGCGACCGACTTGCCCGAGCCGGCCCCGCCGTAGACGACGAGCACCCGGGCGTCGGCGGTGTTGAGAAATTGCCGAAACTTCGGGATCGACGTTTGGACCACGTCAGGCATGGTCCTCGGGATCGACAAACCGGATGGTGATACTCTCTCCGTTAGCACCGGTTACTTCCTGCCGCTCGGTATATCCGCGCGTCTTCCCCTGCGTCATAAGGAAAAACCGGATCGCGGGGAACTCTCCTCGCAACACCGCCGCCCACAGATAGTCTTCGGCGATATCGAGCCGCCGATCGCGGCACTCCTGAATTGCCTTCTGGAGGTCGGTATCTGCGGAGATGCGGTCATAGAGCGCCGTTCTCGAGCACCCGATTGCCTGCGCGGCGAGCGATACGTTCCCGTTCGCCTTTCGGATCGCCGCAATCAGTACGTGTTTCCGCGGTAGTCGATTTCCCCCCATCAGTTTATCACGTCTTCGAGGGGGTATTCGATGTGCTCTCCCGTCGTGCGGATGTGCATGCTCTCGTAGAGCGAGACGAGACGGGCCATCGCCCGGGCGATCATGTTGATCGCTTCGTGCGTATCTTCTTGCTCTTGTGCGAGCTGGTCGACGCGCGCCGCGAGCGCGGCAATCATGTG